CCTTTGTTTTTATTTAAATATATTACATATAAATATTATTAACTCTATCAATATACTTGTTTGTGCTATTCCTGCTAAATTTCCGAGTTACAAATCTTCTTATATTTGTTGATTCCTTTATTTTCTTGTATTGTATGTACCAATCTATAAACATAATTAATAAAAATATAATACTTATATATAACGGTACTCTAAATTTTAATAAATATATTATTATTCCAATTATTTGACCTGTTAATATTCCTGTACATCTACTACATACAGGAAATTGATAACCTTTTATTTTAAAACTGCGCTCTTCCATTTGGTGGCATCCACATTTATTGCCTAACCTCATAAAAAATGCCCATGTTTTTATTTTTGTTTTCTTTTTCATTTTTAAAATCTATGTCCACAATTGTTACAGATATTAGTTGTTTTAGTTCTTGTTACAGTATCTCCTGTATTACATAATCCGCATAAAACACCTGGCCATCCGAATAACAAATATCCACAACATGCATTACTTCCGTCAAATCCTTTGGTTTTTGTTTTTGTATCAACTATACTAGATATACTTTCACTACCACAGTTTGGACACCTCATACTTTTCCTCCTAATATTATTTTGGCGGAGTGAGTGGGATTCGAACCCACGGGCCCTTATTCAGAGCTAACGCATTTCGAGTGCGCCTCGTTATGACCACTTCGATACCACTCCAACTTATACTTTATATTTATATCACATTTAAATAATTAAAGCTATATTTTTGGATTTTTTTATTTAATTTTTTGTTTTTATTTCTTGACTAAGTAATTTATTTATGTTATAAATATAAAGTATTATATATGGCCCCTTGGTCAAGCGGTTAAGACGCGGCCCTCTCAAGGCCGAATCATGGGTTCGATTCCCGTAGGGGTCACCAAATGTTTAAAAGTACAATAAAACCAACTATTTCAATAGATTTAGTTGGTTTTATTTTTTTAGATTGTCTACTAATTGTCTATTAAGTTTTTTTCTAGAGCATAAAATCATTTATATAAATCTCTGGCATCAACAAAACCTAATAAATATATCTTTTTTGTTAATTCTATATTGTGCATTATTATTTTATACTCTTCATCGGTAAAATTTTTCCTATTTTCTTCTATAACTTCTTGTATAAATGTCTGCACTTATATTAAACCTCCTTTTCAAAAAATTGGAGATATCTCTATAAGTATTTTATCATATTATGTTAATTTATGTAACTATGCTATACCATAGTTATTATCATCAAATTTCCTTTATTTTTCAACAGTTTCTGCTTTCGACATTTTTCGACATTATTCGAGTTCTGATAATATATTATCTACATATGTTTCAATGTTGTTTGAGCTTGCCATTAAATTTAACTTTACACCCGTGACATATTCTTTTATTTCCTCACTTTTATTTACATCTAGCATTTTATAAATCTTATCTAATATTTTAATAAATTCTTTACTTTCCATTTTGTACCTCTTTTTTTATACATTGTATCATTTATAACTATTGTAAACAATAGTTATTTTAAAAAGAACTTATTTCTAACACAGTTAAAATAAAAATAAGTTTGTTTTAAAATGGTCTTTATGCATAAAAAAGGAGGTGATGATATGATTTACATAAGAGTTAACGAACTACTTAAACAAAAAAAGAAAAGTAAATATTGGCTTGTTAAGCACATGGGTAGTGGCTATCAAGCTGTCTCAAATTTAATGAATAATGAAACGACTGGCATAAGATTTGAAACATTAGAAAAAATGTGCGAAATTCTTGAATGTGATCCAGGAGATATTATTGTAATTAAAAAAACTAGTAGAAGGAGAAAAAATAATGAGCAAACTACAAAAGCAGTATGAAGAATTGAAAAAGAAAGATAAAAATAAGGTTTATTTATTTAAAGTTGGCATTTTTTATAATATTTTGAATGAAGATGCAAAAGTAGTTTCTAACGCAATTGGTTTAAAGTTAACGGACCTTGGACCAAATTTAATTAAGTGTGGTTTTCCAGTTTCTAATCTAGAGAAATACACTAATTTGTTAAAATCTAAAAATTTAAAATTTGAAGTTATAAACACCCTTACATCTTCTAATAATCAAACACCCTCTTGCACTAATATTATTAGACAAATACAAGGTATTGATTTAAATAATACTACTTGCAAAGAAGCATTTGATATATTGTATAATATACAACAAAAATTAAAAAATATGCAATAAAAAGAGGGTTTTTCCCTCTTTTTATTTTTTTTGAATTTTTTTTGAAAAAATGCTTGACATACGGTGTACCGTATGATATTATAATAACAGAAAGTGAGGTGAGCAAAATGGTAAAATTACTATACAAACTTTTTAAAACTAGGAAAAATAAAAATACAAGATTA